GGTAAATCAGAGGCTGATGCAGAATCTGTCTTACTTGTAGTAAATGTTTTAGCATCAGATTCAGACACATTTATAGGGTCTGGGTCTATATCATCATCACTTAAATCAAAATCAACTGTAGAATTTATTATTTTATTTGGTGTATCAGTTGCTGATACTGAATCAGACTTAGCTAGTTGAGCAACAAATATTGGGTCACTATCAGAAGTTGTAACAGAATCCCCTGCTATTATACCTACTTCAAAAACCTGAGTATCACTTACTGTTATTGAATCTACATGCCTGCGAGTAGGTATTAATTCAAATGCTTTTATACCTAACTGAGACGTATTTACTGTAGCCGATATCTTATTGCTATCACTAACTACAGAACTAACACTATTAACACTAACGCTAAAAGATATAGCCGTTGCGGCAATAGCAGATACAAGTCTGATGTTAGCCATTAGAAATTACTTCTTACTCTAAATTTTAATAAATCATAGACAGTGTGAAGACTGCCATCAAAACTAACTACTATCTCACCTTCATATGAGCCTTCATCAACATCTAAGACACCACTAGAAAAATTAAACTGTATCTTACCGTCTGACCCTGTATTAGTTTTAGCACAACTAATAGTTGATAAAACTGTTGTAGTGCCTGTAGCTCTAAACTTTACAGATACTGAAGTAGTAGACGCTGATAAGTCTAATGCAGTATTAGCTACGTCGTCATTTAATGTTATTTGAATGAGTGGTAACTCATCTCCTTTTACTAATCTAATTACATCTGCCATATCTATTACCCAAATGGTTGACCTTGAACTCTCATAGATGCTCTTCCCGCACCTAAGTTAGCTCTAGCTCTACGTTCTTGCAATTTAAATATAAACTGCTTTGCATGATACGAAGCTAATTCTCTATCACTCCAACTTCTATCTGGTAGCACTAATAAATGTTGAAGTGCTCCATGCATGATAACATTTTCTAATTCATCCAAAACTGTTTTATCCATCTCTGTTGACGTTCTTAGTGGCTTTAAACACACAATCATCCTGACATCATAGCTCTCAGTACTATCTGGTACAGGTGCTACAGAAAAATGGTCTGCATCTAAGTGTGTTATATACTTAGGTTTAGCTCTTGATGTAGTAGGTTGATTTGGCCATTTAGGATATAGATGGTACATCTTATCTAAAGTAACGGGCGTAAGCATTTCATCATTTACAGTAGCTGTAATAAAAGCATGAACCTCGGATTGAGTTGGACATTCATATGCATAGTCATGAACTCCTGTAACTAAACGTATTCTTGGTTGTTCATACCTCCACGCAAGAGTTCGTTCACACGTTTCAATCGCTGCATCACGAACGTACTGCTCTATGATTGGCGTAGGACACCCAGGCACGCTAGGAGATAATCTATTTGAAATATCAACAAATGTTCTAATTCCAGCCATTATGTTAAGTCCTCTGTAATACTAGTTTTTGTTGTATTAACTGTTATCATACCACCTTCTTCTGTGTCTGTTGCTACTTTACTTTGTGCATTAACAGCAAGAGACTTAGTGAAAGAATTATAAAATATATCAGCTCGTTTTGAATTAACATGTTCATTATCTACTGATTCAGCTAAAAATATTGTAGCATCAACTACTACTGGAAAGTATGCGTCTGATAATAAATCAACCGTTGTAGTCCCGTCGTAAGTTGGAGGGCTTTGTGAATATTCAATATCTAACACTTGACCAGCTGGAGCTTTTGGGTATATAAAAAATTTATTAGCGTTCCTTGTGTGCCTCATCCAGTTCACTGCAGCTGATGCAGTATCATTCATCCATTGTGGATAAGATTGGTCTAGTGATTCTCTATTAACTTCTATACATCCATTACCACCGCTTACTGAAAAAACTTCCATAATACGTAATGAATCGGTAGGTGCTGATTGTATAGCTTCGTTTTCTGTGCAAGTCATTGTAGTTATTTTAGCAAATAAATCAGGTCTAAGTACTGCAATACGCCTTAAAGCTTGGTTTGAAAAACTTAAAAGCACCGCATCAGAGTATCTTTGCGGAGTATTCTCATCCTGTATCATTCTTCTAACTTCAGTAATAACGTCATTTAAAATCATTTTTTACTCTTTTTAGTCCTAGCTTTTTCTACACTTCGTGTAACTTCTTCTGCTAATTCTACCTTATCAGATTTCTTTTTCTTAGGTATAGCTTTAGTTTCTAAATTAACTTTTGGTTTACGACCCTTTTGTTCTTTAGTCATAAATTTTTCTGGGAATGCTTGCTCTTCAGTTACTTCTTCTGTCCTAGGATTTTCTGCAAGTATTTCATCCCACTCATAGATTTCACCATCTACTATATTTCTTAGCCATCTTCGTGCCATTTTTCTCTCCATTTAAATAATCGGGGGGTTAAAGTTACCCCCCGACCATATGTTTTACGTTATGAACAATCAGCGATAACTGCCCAAACTTTAATTACAGCAGCATCTGTTACAGCACCTGATACACCAATAAGCATATCAATAGTGTCTGCAGTTGCAAAATAATGACTTTGATTGTCACCATTTAAAAGTGCACCGTTTGATGATGTTGTTCCTGCTGAGTTGGCATCGCCGCCGTCAACAAAACCATCTACATCACCACCAGTAAGACCGAGGTCAAACGTTGATGCTGCACCTTCTGCAGTTGTAGTAGTTGCTCCAACAGCCATCACTAATGTGTTAGCTGGTATAGAAAGTACTTGGAGAGAATCACCAGCAGCTAATGCCGTAGCACCTGCTGTAACCCTATCCGCTGTTATTGTAGCGAAATTTAATTCCACTTCGATATAGCCGACTCTATTAACGCCTTTGGCAGGGTGTGCCGCAGAACCTTTATTAAAGCCGTGCGTATCTGTATATGCAGCCATGTTAGTCCTCCTAGGTTACACAGTAACAATCATTGTAGCTAATGCTTCAGGTTTAACAACTTTATAGCCGTAAACTTGAAGACCACGAATGATGTTCCCGAATGTTGTTTCTGAACGGATTGTTTCCATGTTGGTCATTTGTGACGCAAATGTAAACCCCATTGTGTGCCCACCGATTACGCTGAACTCACTTCCGCTCTTCTTAAGATTGTGACTTACATAAACTGTAAATCTATCAATCATACCTAGACGACCATTTCTTAATGGTGTGCTTCCGTCACCAGTAATAGATGCATCTTTTAAGTCTGATTGCTTGATTAGACCAGCCATTTTAGCAGGTATTACAAGAAAACGCCCTGTTTCAGGACAGTTAGCCTCATCAAGAACTGTTCCCATATCTACAATCTTACCAATTACATTTGAAGTAGTAAGTGCTTCTGGGGTACCTGCTACACCAAGGTCGATGTCACCAGAGATTGCTCCAGCAGTTGTTCCTTTGTTTGATGCAGATACATCAGTTAACAAATCAGTTAATACTCTTTGGTCAATTTTAATCTTCATACGCTCTGAAGCGTCTTTAGACCACATGTCCATAAGAGCTATGTCTGTTTGTACTTGGTCAACATCATCTTCAACACAAGCAAAGTATTCACCTTTGTCGATAATGAGTTGTAGTTTATTTTTGTCAGGGTTTTCAACTGCAAGAGTTTGTCCCTTGACGTATGTTTGAATAGTGATTTCAGGGGTTGTACGAATATTAACCGTATCACCCATACTACGAATCTCACCTTCATAGTCAGTGTTTGAGATTGCTGCCAATACCGTAGCATCGTAGAAATTCTCAATCAACTTACCAGACCAAATTTCAGGTATAAAGTTTCCTGTATACGCTGGATTGCCTGGTGATGTTGCAAAAGCCATAATAGCCTCCTGTTTTAATTACGCATTAGTTATGCGACCTTCTTGCTGTGCAGCAAAAATGTCACGTTCTATCTTGCCACGTTCTTCCTCTCGGCTTTTATATTTACCCATCCTGACATCTTCAAAAAACTTTTTGATATCAGCTGTTGTATATGTTTTGCCTTCACTAGCAATAGGTTTTGCAGAGCGTCCTCGCCCTGGTGCAACCTGTTTTTCTAGTTCTGGGTTAGAACTGCGGGTCTCACGAGCACTATTAACATTACCAGTAGCCTGTTCATAAGTAGAAAAGAATGAGATTACTCTTTTAATATCTAATCTCTTTTGGGCATCCTCTAAATATATTTGTCTAGACATACCTGTTAGGGGGTCAATCTCAAGCAACCACGATTGAAAATCAGGATTACTATTAATTTCATTCCAGTTAGGTACCTCTGTATTTAAAGTATTCCAAAACTGCTGTTCAGAGCTAGATTTTTGTTGCTGTTGAACTTGTTGCACTTGTGGCACAACTCCTTTCAACTTCTCTATCTCTGCTTCCAACTCTTTAACACGACCCAGTTGTCCTGCTACTTCTTCTTTTGCTGCTCTACGCATAACATCTATAGAATCCCCGTACTCTTTTACATCATCGTCAGTTATTAACTTTTCGATAGGTGCTTCCTGCACTGGTGCTTCTTGTTTGTTAAGGTCTCCTAGCAAAGATTCAAGTTGTGATACACGGTCATTTAAATTTTTGTTCGTTGCATTTAAGCGTGGAACATCAGTATTATACATGCCTTGTAGCGTTTTGTACTTTTGTTGCCATGATTCTTTTTTTACTTGCGTGTCTGATTCACTGTGCTCTTCAGTCTCAGACTTGGGTGCCTGCTCTTCTACACTGTCGGAAGGTGTCGATGTTGTTACTTCAGCGGGTACTTCAGTCTCAGTCTCAGCTTTAGTTTCGGTAGATACGTCTTCTACAGTCTCTTCAGCATTCTTCTCTGTTTCGCCATTGAGTTCCTTGTACAACGCTTGTACATCCTCAGATTGTTTTTGAACTTGCTTTGGTATTGCCATAATGTTTCGCTCCTATTGGTGTGCGTTATTAAACAGCTGTCTCATGACTTTGCTGTATATTCTGGGGACTTTTTAATGAGTTCCAATAACTCTCCTAAAATCTGACACCGTCCCTGTGCGTGTGCCACATTCTGTGTAACATTTGGTAGCTGCTCTAGTTCATGTTTACGCCACGCTTCTAACCATTTTACAATGTCAGTATGCTGGCGTTCAACAGCCGCTAAAGATTTAACAACTTCAAGGTCTGGTCTTATCATGACTTACTCCCCGTGCTACGGTTGTTAACTGTGTTTGCATCCATTCCACCTTTTGGGCTACCGTCTGGTTGAGTTGGAGTACCACTTTTTACAGGAGGTTGCTGGGCTTGTTCAGCCGCAATCTGCTGCCTTGCGGTCAACTCTTGCAGATAAGTATTTTTCTCCCTAGACGGAACGATTTCATCCACAGGCATTTGCAAACTCTTAGCCACTTCACGAAGTATCGCTGCACGGCCTTCTTTACCAACAATGCCCATATCGACTTCGTTGGCGGTTGCGTTAAGAAATTCTATTCTACGGACGTTAACAGTTTCTTTAACTGCAAGATTGATTGCACCTTTCGGTAGTATCTCTACGTCACCTTTAATTGATTCGTCTTCATCATATCTCATGTTATATACAAACTGTCTATGTACAACAGGCTTTATAACATCAGAATCTATATGCATAACTACTTGGCGTATACCTTTCCCTGCAGACCCCATTAACATTGAAAGACCTGACGCTGTGCGTCCAGCTCCTTTAACATTTATGTCGCCTTGCAAATAAGACGGTATGCCTGAATGGTCATCAGCTAGTTTACTAAATCTTTCATATACACTCATTAATGTATTAGCATTATCATTTGGTTGGTTAAACCTAACAGCAGGAGCACTAGACCCTAGAGGGTCATTAGTTACTTGCCATATTTTCCATGGGTGCATTTGTGTAATGTCTTCGTTAGGTGGAATCCTTTCTAGGTTAACTTCAACCTGTGGTCCACTTGATATGCCCATGTTATTAACTAATGCACGAGCTGCGGCGTTACATATGCCCTGTAAATCTTCTATAATTTCTGGTATGCCTTTACCCCAAAATGCTCCTGGGTGTTTAATAAATGATGTTTTAGCATAAGGTTTCTCACCTAGTGGGTCATAATTAAGAACTGCTTTGATAACATAGTTACCTACAATCCATACATTTGTATCATACTCACGAGCTTCATCTATTTCTTCAGCTTCTTCTTCCAAACCCCATTCTTTTAACATCTTACCACTAACTTTACCCCAGAACTCTAAGGCATCAAATACTTCAGTAGGTCTATTAAAAGCATGAAACTTTCTTTCTTCTTCATCTTTAGATAATTCTACATCTTCGTTAATCCAAGATTGCCCATTACCTACATCTAATACTTTTCTAATCGCATCATCGTCATAGCCAGGGACACCTATTAAATCTGATAAGTCTATACGGCTTAACGGATGATGTTCAAACATATACCCATCATTAATGTTAGTAACACCAGGTTCTGGGTACATTCTAAATGGGTCTACTCTTTCAAACTCTGGAGCTATTATTTCATCTGCTTGAACAGATGTTTTACCTTCTTCGTCTTTAACATAAGATAGCTTTCTTTGTCTACGAACAATAGGGCCTTTAATAAAAGCACATGGATAAGTTACTAAATCTGTAATAAAATCATTAAACGATTCGCCCCAACCACCTTGTGCAAACTGGTCAGTAATTTTTATTTTCATCTTACCAGCTCTAGTATCAGCAGCTTGTAATAATTTAAATCTATAGTCCTGAGCTATCATCTCTTTTATCTCAGCCATTCTGTCTGGGCTTAGTGCTTGACCTTGTGCCTCAACAAGCCTAACAACTTCTTGTGCAAAGTTATTATCTATCTCTTGTAAATGCTCAGGTGATAATTCGGGTATTGGTGTAGGGTGTATATCCCACGGGGGTGTTCCTGTATCTAATAAGATATCACGAAGCCAGCTTTCTGCTGCTCTACACTTGACTTCAGTAATCATCATGTAAACATCAGAGCCGCCTTGTGCTTGTATCTGTGCTAGTTTATCTGCTTCATATTCTCCGTTTCTTTGTCGGAGACCTTTAAGCATAATATTCTCTATAGGTTTTTTTGCTTGACGTGCTGCATCCCAGCATTCACGCATATGAGAAGCAAGTCCTAAGATAACATCTTCAGACTGTCTTTCCTCCATAGCTTTTTCAGCAGCTTCTTTTTCCTGTTTAACAAGTTCTTCGTTGCTTATTACTTGTAATACCATAATCTATTTTGGTTCTGGTTTAACTCTAGTGGGGTCTTTTAGCCCTAAATGTGGGCCAACGTCTTTTAATTTTTTATAGTCCATACCTAAAACTCTTTTAAGAACATTCGTAGTCCCACCAAGTTTTATCGAAGCAAGTGGGTCATCAACTGTAGTCCTATTACCAGCCATAAAAGTTTGACCATAAGACTCTTCATCCTGCTCAACTTTACCACCATCTTTATACGCTGTAACTTTTACAAGACCACCTTTCTCGTAATTTTTAATCATATAGTTCTTAGAACCATTTTTCATTTTATATGTCATACTAATTCACCCGTAGTTAATTTCAAGAGTAGTATAAAAAGATTCCCCTGTCTAACAATAAATACAGGGGAACCAAGAAAGGTAGTAACTATGAAAACTATAAACTAGCTACTAAGCCACACAAATGAGTAAAGCGACTTTATCTGAACGTATCATGTCCAGCCACCTGACGCAATAGATTTAACATCACGTCGTTGTATCATAAAGCCATCTGCTGTTGTGTTAATGTGTAACATTAAATACTGTAAAGCTTCAGCTACGTGTGAGTGTTTGTTCTTATCTATGCTTCCGTTCTTCTTATGGAATCTATATCCGCCCATCATTGCTGCTTTAAGCCTAGAACATCTAGGGTCTACTAGGAACGCAGAGTCTCCATCTACTTGACGCATAAGGAAATCATCTACCGCTGAAAGCCTAGCTGATATGTTATTAGTCTTAGCCGACATAACTTTTAATCCTTCAGCCTTTATTATATCTACAGCCGAACGCTCATCAGTCTGAGCCCTTTGTATACCTGCAGGGTCTGTAATAATTATCACAGGATTACTTGAATACTTTTCTATAATCATAGGTTTTAAAACTGTACGTATGAATCTTTGTATACCCATATCAAAGCTTACAGCTTCGTCTAGTATAAGAACTCTACCTCTTGGGTCTTGTTGAGCTATAACAGCTGCAGGTGTTAACCCTAAGTCCATTCCAATAACAATAGGTCTGACTCCGTTTGCTATGGGTTGTAAAGTTTGGTTTGCCATATGGTAATCTGGTCTGAAGTACTTGTACACTGGCTGCCCAGCTGTGCTTAGTCCATACTCACCATCAATGTACACACGGACGTATTCATCTGACCTACCTTGTGTATCGTAATATCCTTCAGGTAAGTTCTCTACATTCTCAGCATAAGGACTTCTACCTGATGGCTGTTTGAATACATCCCACCCATTATCATTAAATGAAACACCATCTGCGGGGTCGAGTTGCTCCATCTGATAATACCACCATGTATCCATAGTGGGAGGGTTGGTGTCCCCCCACATCCCGAACCATGTAGGTCCTCCATCTTTAGCTGACGGAAAACGACCAATCCTTTTTGACATAGCATCTACAATGTCTGGATTTATATCCCGACACTCATTGAACCATGCGAATGTTAATTCTAGTGAGTTCAAGTTAGCTACATCATCTGAATCATCTAACGCCCTGAACATAATCTCACACTCAACATCGCCTACTTTAAAGAAGTAAGTCTTTGTTGTTCTCATGTACGTACCACATATCCCTGGTGGGAACCAGTCGTGGAATGTTTTAATTGTTGTATCTTGTAGTTGTCTAGCAGTCTCACGAACAATAGCTGCTCTGGATTTTCGTATGCCTTGCTTGTTAGGCTCTTGCATAGTTGCTCGTCTGATAACTTCAAAAGTAGAAGCTACTGATTTACCTGACCCTACAGGTCCCATTAATGTCCGCATCTTTGCGTTGGACATCATAAATTCTTTGCATATCTTAGACGGTGTGTAATCTATATCCATTACGTTTTAGCGTATCCAGGTTTGCCTTTAGATGAATTGTCTTTAGATTGTTTGCGTTTAACCGCCGCACGTTTCTTACCAGCAGACATACTTCTTGCTTTAGCAGATGGTACACACTTAGGATACTTACTCCTTTTCTCTCCTTTACTCCTACCGCATGGTGGGAATGAACCGTCAGAACGGGGGTTAGCTATATCTACCCACTTCTCACCTACCCACTTTTTTAGCCCTTTTTGTGCCACTTTTTTTACCTCCAGGTTTTATCCTGCCTGAGCATACGCCTGATGCGTACATGTTTGCATAAGCTGATGGATATTTTTTAAACTTTCTTTTAGCTGCTGCTTTACCTTTTGCACATAGTTTTGCCATTATATTTCCTCCAATAGAATTACATAATACTGTGTAGGCTTTTTCTTATGCCTAATAATCCTTGTCATGTAAGACATACTATTTTCTCGTAGGACATTAACAATGTTGTCATACTCAGCAAGTGTGTCAACCCTTGCCTCGTTTGTCTCATCAAATTTATTTAGCGTTCTTAATAGCAGCTGGTCTGTCTTCGGTATAGTCCTCTGCGTCAATAACGGTTGTTGGGTGTTCTTGCCCCCCGAGATTAATCGTAATTTTAACTCCTCCACTAGCATCCTCCGTGTTTGCATTACTGGTCTCTAGCCCACCCCATTTGACAGTGGACTTAATTAAATCTGCTTTAACTGCTGAAGATGTTTCAGGGCTATGTATCATAGTCCAACTTGTAGTGAGTAGTTCTTCTGCTTGTGCTCGAGCCTTGAGTTTAAACGTCATACCCTTTTCTACAATCTCAGCTCTGTAAGATTCTACTTTTTTAAGGTATACGCTGTCTTTGTTGAATTTAGTTAAGTCATCAATACTGATGTGGTGTCTAACTCTAAGCTCATCTAGGGTTTCACCTGAGCCTTCTAGCAACAATGCCATATCGAAAGCTAGACGGTCAGACCACTTGGTGTGTCTTAATGGTAGTGTATCCATGAGTTCAAACCTATTGTATTTCAACGGATATGTCAAGATGAGTGCCCAAACTTTACATCTTTGTTTTTTGGCTCTTGTTATGAGAGGTTTACTTATATGGGGGGCAGGTGTCGGCACGCAGTCCGACTACCCTCCCTGTGCCACTTAATAAATTTACTATCTTATTTCTAATAGGCTACAGCCCTTTAAAATCAAGCGAGCAGAAATTATTTTTAGATGTGTCAGGGTTTAATCATGGAAAGCACAAGCTGACCAAGAACGAAAATCATAGGAGTAAAAACTATGGAAGAAAATAAAAAAGACAACATAGTCTTATCTGAAAACAGAGTAAGGTTATACGTTGGCTTAAAAGGTGGAGCTCAACATGTTTTGAGAGTTACCGACAGCGAACAGTACGAGGACAGGTATAATTGGTACCTACCTACTGAAGCTAAAAAACTATTAGCCCATGTTATGAAAATAACAGCTAAAGGCTCAAAAGTAATGGTTGGCTACAAAGGCAAACCAATATCAGCCGAAGGCATGGTATTCGATAGCATCTACACAGATGAAGTCGAGAAAAACAAAGGTGAGCTATATATTGGCTACTTCATGATAGGGACTCGAAAACGAGGTCTTCAAATCAGAAGAGCTTCTAATGGAACTGAAGGGGAGTTTAACCCTAGAGGGTCTACTAGAGATATAGACATAGTATAACAACCAAGTCCTCCTCCCGAAAGGGAGGGGGCAGGAGTAAAAATGAGTGTATATAAACATATTAAAGTACATTACTTTGATAGAAACCAACCTAAAGTGAGAACATTTGATAATGCATTAGAAGCTAACTTGTTTATCAAGTTCCCACCACAAGACATAAGAATAGTTAGCTGGATTCCACTATCTAACTAACTAGCCTACCTACCTACCTACCCTCACTCAATCGAGTGGGGGTTTCTTTTTGTCTATCAAATCGTTTACGATTTGATTATATCATAACTTTACATAGATATCACTAACTTTACATACACATAGATATATAATCAATAGGTTCTAGTAATCAATAGGTTCTAGAATGTCGGAAGGTTAAAGTAGTATATATATATAAACCATTGGTCGGTAGGTTATGGCACGTATAATGCAACTATATAGACTATCTAGTTGTAACTTTACGCAACTTTACATGTTCTAGATAGTAAAACCTTACACATGTAACCTTACATTCCCTTAGTTTACGCCATATATAGGGCATTATGCTATCCATAACTATCTAAACTATCTAGACTATCTAGTTATTTTAATATAATGCGTCACTAAGCGTTTACATCTAGCAATATACTAAATTTCGCAGCGATACATTACCCATAAAAAACTAGATAAACTAGATAGTTAATGCCAACTTGTTGATATATATAAAGTTTTACTATCTAGTTACACACCCATTAAGATAACTTTACATAGATAGTTATATATACAATGCCGAGCAGAAAAAAATTTTCGATGTGTCAAGGTTTTGGCATGGCGAGGGATTTCCCCTTGTTATATATAATATTAACTATCGCCCTATGGGGCAGGATATAAACTATGAACGACAATGTAAAAGAGTATGTAAGGTGGAAACCTATAATCAAAAAAGGGAATGCTACTAAAGGCATTAATGCTGGCGACTTGCACATTAAAGTTGTTGAGTGTGATAAAAAACACCCTAAAGCAATGTGTACTGACAATGTTATGGCTATTGTAACTAAAGGTCTTAACGCTATTGGCAAACTTGTTGGTGGCAAAGAGATACTAGCTATGGACTTCTCTGACAGAGAGAAAGAGAGACACATTGAGGATAAGCATAAAGTGTGGTCTATCCAACGCTCTGGAAAGTGGGGTAAAGAGTTGTATTTATCCTTTACTGTACCATCAAGTAACAGTAATGCACTTGATGATGAGTTTGATATAGATAATCTATAATCATCTTACAACAACTTGTGGTATCCCTAGTGATGTACTAGGGATATCCTTTATGAGAGGTATAAATATGGCTAGATGTAGAGACTGTAATGTTATTATACAACAAGGTAGAGTATCACTAGGCTACGATACATGCCTAGTTTGTGGTGAGGTTGAGGCACGTAAGGTTAAGCATACTGTGGTGCCATTGCATAAGTCTAACTACATAGTAGTGAGCAATAAAGAGGACTTGAAAGGAATTAATAACAAAGGTGGTAAACATGACTGATGATATACAAGAGGTTACTGTACACATAGCAGTAATACAAAATGGTACTGTGCATATGTATTGGAACACTAGATTCTATGTACATGATAGTGAGGGCGTATTAGATAAGGCATTAGAGTTTGTCAAAAGGCAAGGACACAATCAAGAACAATGCAGTTGGGCAATAGTAGGTAGCCTTATTGAAAGGCATAATGAATATATGGGTTAACTTGTGATTATGAGACACAAGTGTGGGGTAGGTAGTGGCAAAGTAGGGTATAATAAATATACGGATTTAATTCCAAAATCCCACGCCTACCTACCTCTAATGAATATTTCTCAATGAGTAATTAGTACTCAAGCTTATTGGGAGCATAGATGTAAGCTAGCGTATACATCTATGTAGGGTAGATAGCTAGATGGTTGGTGATTCTTAGTCCATGAAAGCCAACATAAAGACTACCAAGATGACTATGTATGGAGCAAAACTAGTCTATCTATCCTTAATGAATTACTAGAACGAAATCACCTAGCAATAGGTTGGAGATAGGTAACGCTGTATCGTTCCAGCATGTAGGTTACTTATCTCTAAGGACTATGCCGAGCAGAAATTTTTTTCGGCTGTGTCAAAATCAAACAAGAATTTCCCACAATGTCGTGGGGATATAACAACACATAGGAGAAAACTATGAGAGCGAAACTACTTATGCAAACCCTAAAGGACTTGTTTAAGATAAAGAGGACAGTAGCTATCGAGGGTAGCCCTGGGGGTGGTAAGACTACCATATGCCAACAGGTTGCCAAAGAGCTAGGTGTCGGATACGAAGAAGTGCATATGCCAACCATGTTGGTAGAGGACTTCGGTATTCCTATACCTCAGCCTGATGGCTCACTTAAATATTCCATACCACATTGGATACCCGTAGTGGGTAGCGACCACCCTGATACAGGTATATTGGTACTTGATGACATGAATCAAGCTAGTGCTGACTTACAGAAAGTGGTAGCTAACATGTGTCAAGCAAGGAATGTACATGGCTATCAAATCAAAGAGGGGTGGCAGATTGTATCAACAGGTAACAAGGTGTCGGACAGAGCTGGTGCTAATCGTGTATTGTCTCACTTACGTAACAGGCATACTGTGTATGACTTAGAGACACACGTTGATGATTGGTATGCATGGGCTATTGAACACAATGTAAAGCCTGAAGTCATCTCATTCATCAAGTTCAGAACGGACTTGTTGCATGACTTTGACCCACAAAGAGAGTCTAACCCTACACCACGTTCATGGGTAGAGGGTGTGTCTAATGCAATAGGTGTCGTATCACCTGAGGCAGAGTATGAGACATTCAAAGGTGCTGTCGGTGAGGGTGCTAGTGCAGAGTTCACAGGGTTTGTGAAGATATATCGTAACCTACCTGATATGGAACAGGTCATTAAGAAACCACTTGAGGCTACTGTGCCTACTGACCCAGCTACATTGTATGCAATGTCTGGCAGTCTAGCTACGTACTCAACAGTGGATAACTTCAAGAATGTACTGACATATCTAGACAGGATACCCCCTGAGTTTTCAGTACTGTCGGTATCGTATGCAGTCAAGAAGAATGTCGAGCTGATGAACACACCTGAGTTCACTAAGTGGGCAGTCGATAAGCAGAATGTAATTATATAACAACGAGGTAAACACAATGAGTAAACTAAACAATGAGGCATTGTTGGTACAGCTTACTGTACGACAAGCTACCATGCGTAAGAGGGACAAGAAAGCCACACAAGATGTAGCTATGTCCAACAACGCAGAGGTATCTAGTGGTAACTACAACAAAGCTCTACTACCAATGGCTGAGTCATTGAGTAACATACACAAGATGACAACACAGATAAGGCAGATGTACTATGACAACACGTTGCCATGGGGCATTGAGGGTACCATGATACTACCCTCTAAAAACTATCTGTCGTTCATGGAAATGTACAGGAAAGCTAAGTCCCAATGGGTGGTGCTAGTGGATAAGTTCATAGATGACTATCCAAGACTGATACAAAATGCACAGGTATCACTAGGTAAGTTATACAATGCTAGTGATTACCCTGACATAGAGGACTTGAAGAGTAAGTTCGACATGGACATTAGGGTAATGCCTGTACCAGCTGATGACTTCAGAGTATCAATACCTGACAGCGAGTTGGCACAAGTCAGAGCTGATGTCGGTGCACAAGTTGAGAGTGCAACAACCAAAGCTATGGGCGAGGCATGGCAGAGACTATACGATAGAGTGAAACACATATCGGATAAGTTGCATGACCCTAAGTCTATCTTCAGAGATACTCTGATAGATAACACTAAGGATATATGTGATGTGCTTAAGAGATTGAACATCAATGATGATGAGAATCTAGAGAGGCTACGTGCTGAAGTTGAGCAATCATTTACTAAACTACACCCTGAATCATTACGTAATGACCCACATCTTAGGACTCAAAAGAGTAATGAGGCTAGTGATATTATGAAGAGAATGGGTGCATACATGGGAAATATATAATGGATATAAACACACGTATAAGTAAAGCTAAGACACGACTGATACTTGAACACCCTTTCATTGGCACAATAGCTATGAACATGGTGTTCAGAGTTAGTGATGAGTGTCCAACAGCTATGACTAATGGCAAAGAGGTTGTACTAAACCCTGACTTCTGTGCCATGTTGAATGATGATGAGCTATTGTTTCTAGTAGCTCATGAATGCTTTCACCCTATGCTAGAGCATTGTGTACGTAGAGGCGACAAAGACCCAAGGGGTTGGAACGTAGCTACTGACTATGTAATCAATCAGTTACTTACTGATGAGAAGATAGGCACTATGCCAAAGCAAGGTCTATTGGACAAGGAAATCTATGACAAGGGCGAGGGTATATCAGATAAGATATACCACTTGTTACCCCAAGATGATGATGACACACCCAATGGTGGTAACGACCAAGGTCAAGCACTAGATGAGTGTGGGGATAGTGGTCAATCACCAGCTGAGATTGAACAGCAGAAAGCAGAATGGAAAGTTAAGGTAGCACAAGCAAGTCAATCAGCCAAGATGATGGGTAAGCTGAGTGCCAACATGCAGAGACTTGTTGGTGTGTTACTGAAACCCAAAGTAAACTGGCGAGATGTCTTACAGAGGTTTGTTGTCAAGCAAAGGAATGATGACAGGTCTTATGCAAGACTGAACAGAAGATTCGCTAGTCAAGGACTAGTAATACCTAGTATTACAGGTGAGGGACTAGGCGAGATAGCATTTGCAATAGATACATCTGGCTCTATTGGTGAGACTGAATTGAATCAGTTTGCAAGTGAGGTAAGAGAAGTATGGGAAACCCACAAGCCTGAGAAGATACATGTTATCTACTTCGATAGTGAGGTCTGCCATGCTGATGAGTTTGATAGGTATACTGAGCCTACCTTTGCACCACATGGTGGTGGAGGTACAGCATTCAGCCCTGTCTTCAAGTACATGCAAGACAAGGACATACAACCTGTCGCATGTATATTTCTAACAGACTTATATTGCAACGACTATGGCGATACACCTGACTATCCAGTCTTATGGGTATCAACACATGAACATGAGACCCTACCACCATTTGGTGAGGTAACTCTAATGCAAGATGAGTAATTAACAAACGAGGTAAATAAAAATGGCAACAGTAAGAATAAGTCAGACACTAAGAGATGACATTATAAATAATGCTAGGACTCTTTTTAAAGACAGAAAGAGACAGGCTAAAGAAAACTACAACAAGGACTGGGGCAAACAGATACTTAGTAAGATGTACCCCCATGATGTAATCCAAAAGATAAACGCTTTGGATAAGGCGTGGTTTAAAGAGGGGGACACTATAACTTTGCAAGGGTTTATGAATACACCTGATGAAGTTATACAGAAGAAGTACAATCGTGATGTCAAATTTAATGTAGGTAAATTCCCTTACCCAAGACAGTATAATATATTTAAAGACTATGGGTACACAGGTACAGGCGACTATGAGGGTGTAACTCTTACGTTAGATTCTACAGACCCCAAGTGGGAAGAGATACAGAAAGAGTACAAGGTATACAGACAAGCCATGTACGACATAGAACAAGAAGAAGAGAAGATTGTAGGTACTGTTAAAACAGTATTGGATAACTACAGTACTCTATCACCATGCTTAAAGGCACTACCTAAACTCTATGAGTTATTGCCCCAGCATACCAAGGAGAGACACAATCAAATCATTAAGAAAGCAGACAAGATTAAACCTGAAGAGCTAGAGATAGACACATCAAGTCTAGATGTAGCTATGGTAAAAGATAAGATAACTAAAGGAGGTAACAAATGACAATGAAAGTACCAAGCTGGCAAGACATAACTCTAAATGTTTGGAACAAAGATGACTTGATGAAGTTAAATACAAACAACTGGCAACCTGTTGGTGATACACATACCATACCTGACCATGGTCTGGGTAAGTTTGACTATGACAGTCTATGGAAACTTGCCCTTAAATCTAAAGCCCCAAGAGGTAAAGGTAAGTTTATTAACACATGGCTAAGACTAAAGCTAGACAATGAAGAGCCATGCCTAATGATTTATGGCAAGGAGTTTATGCGTGTTAGTCAAGATAACATAGCTACTGTTCAAATAGATACCAAAGATGTGTGGCATTCACCAAGTGTTTATGTATCAGCACTAGAGAAATGGATACCCTTTATGATAATGAGACATAGGACTGGTATCTATAGGATAATGCACAAGCTTAAAGTGTTAGAACACGTAAAGGAATTTGTTGGAACTGAGATATATTCATGGACTATGTATCAGAAAATTCTAAGGCAAGGGCAAGTAGTTTGTAAGGGACTTAGGTTTGACTTGAACACAGGCAAACTACTAAATCCTAACACAGACCACGAGCCTACAAAATGTGTAGAGCATAAAGACAAGAGGAAAGAATGGCGAAAGAATATAACAGCATTTAAGAAACAGTTACGAACAAGACTAAGACTAGGTGTAGTCGAGACAATGCTAGATAAGATACAAAATGCAAATACTACTAGATGTCTTAATGTTATAGAGACTCATGCCAAACTGTTGGGGAAGTGGGATAGTGATGAGTATGGCAGTCTTGGATATCAAGTAGGTAGAATAAGAGAAGAACAAAAGGATAATAAAAATACATCTCTACAGGTTGCTATAAATTGGAATGAGTCTATAGAATTTATAGCCTCACACATAGCAAACAACACAATGCCTAACGAGATATTCATACCATTGTGTATAACAATACAGACCATACAAGAGAATGCATGGAGGAGTGAGCCTACCTTAGACCAATGTATTACTACATTCTTTAACAAACTGAGCCTACCTCTACGAAGACATTTCGGAGTGATAGAAAAGGAGGCTACTATATCATCTGACAACAACTTGTACTATATATGTAGACCACGCAGAAGATTTTATAGTGTCGAGCTACCTATAGACCAAATATACAATACATATAAAGGAGAAATAAAATGACAAACAACAGCATGATAGCAGAAGAGGATATGTGCAAATCGAACATAATTCAAATTGCTATCAGAAGAAGAGTACTGATTGATAAGGTTAAGCTAATACTAAAAGATAGTATGTCAAAAGGTGAAAGCATAGAGCCTAATCGTTTGTATGAAACAATAATAAAAATGGAGAAGAAAGTATGAGTGATGTAGAAAAACTACAAGAGTTTTTAAAGTGGGTTAAGACAAGTCCATTTGAGTTTGATGTTACAGGAATGCAAGGTGGATTTGTTCGTGTGAAATTTTATGTAGAAGAGGAGAAAGATAATGAGTAGTAGTACAGGCGAGTGGTGTTGCACAGAGTGTGGCTCATACAATGCCTATCAAGAAACATTTAGTGATGATGAGGTAGGACACATTATGGGCTGTAATGATTGTGGTTACTATGATGTATACAGAGAGAATGCAGAAACAGGACAAGTAATAGAAGAGTATCAAGGCAAAGAACATTACTATGCCAAAGAAGATAAGGAGAAAGACAATGACTAGAGAAGAACTTTATGAGTGGTTGAACACTTGCCCAAGCCACAAATGGGAGACACCCCATGAGAGTGAGGAGTATGTAAGTGTTGATTTTAAAATAGATGAAGAGGAGGAAGATGATGAGTAATAAAGACGGTTGGGTAGATGATTACACAATAAGTATTGGATGGTGTACTGATGATGTTTTGGAACTTGTACGCATGAGAAATATGAACAGGTTGTCAGATGATATACCAAAAGAAAAACTAACTTTAGATGAATGTAAAGAGGTGTTAGCTAGATGTTTAAGAAGACATGACGCTAATCATGGTATTACATGGGACACATTAGATTTTCACATTGACGACATTATAAAGGAGAGAGATGATGAGTGAGTTTAAGGTAGAGAAAAACATACCATTACCTAAAAAGAAAACAAGAGGAAATGCTACACAAAGATATGTAAACAGGTATAAATGGATTACTGAGTTAAAAGATGGCGATAGTATTGTATGTAATCGTAGAGAATCAACAAACATAATTAGTTTTTGCAAAAGGTGGGGTATTAAAACAATACAGAAGTGGGTAGATGACAGGTCATGGTACAAGCATGGATATGCAGAAGACGGTAAGTACAGACTATGGTTTTATCCAACAACTAATAAGGAGAAAGACAAATGACAGTAGTAGTATGGGACGGCGAAACTCTAGCTACAGATAGACAGGCTAGTGATGGCTCAGTTAAATGGGAGACAGACAAAGCGTGGTACGTAATGAGAGATGACAAACCTTACATAGTATCGGGAGTAGGTTATCTTAAATACATTGTAGCTTTGAGAGAGTGGTTTACTGAGGGTGCTAACCCTGATAAGTACCCTTTCGGAATAAGTGATACAGGGGCATACAAGATTACCAAGTCTCAACTCATTGTCGTAAGTAAAGACAAAGGTCTAATGGTTTATGAAGACACACCATTCCCTGTGATACGTGGGTTTACACAATGTGCATTCGGAGATGGCAAAGAGTTTTCATATGGGGCATTGAGTATGGGAGCTACATCAAGTGAGGCAGTAGGTGTTACCAATGAACATTCTTTACATTGTGGGAAAGGAGTGGCACTATACAGTTTATATAACTTACACAGTAGTAAAGTAACATAAAGGAGTTTACACGAGTATGATAAAGAGTAATGACAAGGTAGAGAAACCTGAACACTATGCAAGGTATAAGATAGAGCCAATAACATTTATTGTTGAGAACGATATACCATATTGCGAATCAAACGTAATCAAGTATGTCTGTAGGTGGCAGTACAAACACCCAACTAAACAAGGACAGATAGATGACTTGAAGAAAGCAAGACAGTATATAGATATATTAATTAAAAAAGTAGAGAGAGGTTAGTATGAAGATAGATGTATGGGAAAAAGTAAAGACAACAAGTATTGATGAGATAGACACTAATAAACATATTCTAGCTGAGCTTGATGAAGACCAGTCTCAGTACAGAATAATTAAAGTACTTAAAAATGGGACAGCAATAGATGTTTCATCAGAGGGTAATTGGGTATTTCATAAATATTTAGACAGTAAAATTTAGGAGGATAAAGATGTTAATACAAGTAAATAGATACATAAAAACCACTTACGAATTAAATAAAATTCCTGAAGATGAGTTTAAAAATTGGTCTGATGATGAGATAGCTGGTCATTTTGAAGAGCATGGTCTTGCAGTAAAAACAGACAGAGGATATTGTGGCTATCCCAACACACCTGATGAAATAATAGAGTGGTAGCATGGATATAGTAACCATAGATTTTGAAACCTATTATGATAGGGACTACTCTCTATCTAAAATGACTACTGAATCTTACATCAGAGACAAAAGGTTTGAGGTCATAGGAATTGCAGTCAAGTACAATGACATGCCAACACGTTGGTACAAGAGTGATGATGTCGGCAGGTTTTTAGAGTCGGTAGATTTTTCAGATAAGTTTATACTTGCACACAACACAGCATTTGATGGTGCTATATTGTCGTGGCATTATAACATAAAGCCAAAGTTTTGGCTAGACACCATGTCTATGGCTAGACCCAAGCACAGTATGACAACAGGTTGTTCTCTAAGTGCATTAGCAAAACACTATGAGCTAGGACAGAAAGGGACTGAGGTTATCAGTGCATTAGGCAAAAGGTTAGAGGACTTCACTTCGGAAGAACTAAAGCAGTATGGGAAGTATTGTATTAATGATGTTGAACTTACCTATAAGCTATGGGGAAAGCTATCAAAGAAGTTTCCTATCTCAGAACTTATGGTTATCAACCAAACCCTACAGATGTATACCAATCCTACTGTGGAGCTAGACAAAGAACTTCTATCTAATTACCTGGTCTCAATCAAGCTTAACAAACGACAACTACTTGACACGTTATCTACCAAAGGACTATCAAATGAGCAAGTAAAGAAAGCTCTTATGTCTAATCCAATGTTTGCTAAGTTACTTATATATGTAGGGGTAACACCACCTATGAAGATATCAGCTAGGACAGGGAAAGAAACCTATGCCTTTGCTAAGACAGATAAAGAATTTATAAACTTACAACAACACCCTAACCCTGTAGTACAACAACTTGTATCAGCAAGGCTAGGAGTCAAGTCTACTATAGAAGAAACACGAACTGAAAACCTGATAGCAGTAGCAGACAGGGGAAGATTACCTATACTATTAAATTACTATGGAGCACACACAGGTAGGTTTAGTGGTGGGGATAAATTAAATTTACAGAACTTACCTCGTAGTGGTGCACTAAGGAAATCCTTAGTAGCACCTAAAGGTAAAGTCTTAATAGCATGTGATTCATCACAGATTGAGGCACGAATGGTTGCATATATAAGTGGGCAGAAAGATTTGGTTGAGGCATTCAGACAAGGTAGAGATGTTTACAGTGAGTTTGCCAGTGATGTATATGGCAGAAAGATTACAAAGAAAGATAAGCTAGAACGATTTGTAGGTAAGACTTGCATACTAGGACTAGGTTATGGTATGGGAGCAGAGAAGTTTAAAGACACGTTGGCTATGGGTCAAGGTGGCATGTCAGTAGACATAGATTTAAATGAGGCTAAAAGAATTGTTACCTTATATAGACAGAAAAACCACAACATAGTTTCTTTTTGGAGAACGTGTGGTCATGCGTTGGATACCATGATTAGTGGTGGAGTAGGGTCTATAGGTGGTGGCATATGCGACTATGATTCGGAGGGAATTATACTACCAAATGGTTTACGTATAAGATACCCTGAATTACAGAGGACATCAGATGGGTTTGAGTACATATCTAATGCTAGAACTTACAGGAAGTTAGTAACTACTGGACGTTTAGATGATAAGGAATGGACTAGAATCTATGGTGGTAAAGTAACAGAGAATGTTGTTCAAGCACTGGCTAGGATAGTAGTATCAGAACAAATGGTTGAGATAGGTAAACACTATCAAGTTTTATTTCAAGTACATGATGAGATAATCGTTTGCGTGATGCAAGAAAGAGAGTCGGACACACAACAACACGTTGAGACAATCATGTCTACTTCACCCATCTGGGCACAGGACTTACCTGTAGCTTGTGAGAGTGGAGTGGGCTTTAATTATGGAGAGGCAAAATGACAGACATAATAGGAACAAATGGAAAAGAAATAAAATCACAAAAGAAATCAGTCCAAGATGAGAGCTTACTTTTATTAGAGAAAGTACATAAAGATATAAAAGAACTAGAGCCAAAAGAATTTGATTCAATTACTGTACTACTAAAGATAAAAGGTAAGTACCTTAAATATTCGTTGGGTATTGCTGACGCAATACTAGATGTAGGACAGCTTGAGGCTATCAAGTATGACATACTAAAGAAAATGCATTCATGAAACTAAGTCATAGCTATTCTTCTATAAAGATGTATGAGAACTGCCCTAAAAGGTATGAGTACCAAAGGGTTACTAAAGAGGTTGTTGACACAGGCAGTGAGGCAACTAAATTTGGTGAGAGAGTACATGCTGATTTAGAAAATAGACTACTTCATTCTACCCCGCTACCTCAAGAGTCAAGCAAACATGAACAGGTTTGTGAAACCTTACAACAACTCACTCAGCACGCAACACTTCTTGCAGAACAACAACTATGCCTTAATGAAAATCTTACACCAACAGGTTGGTGGAGTAAGGACGCATGGCTACGCTCTATCTTAGATGTCTTAATCATTAGGGGGGATACAGCTATAGTAATAGATTGGAAAACAGGCAAACGTAGACCCGATTTCATGCAACTACAACTGTTTGCACTGCAAGTATTCAAACACTATCCTAATATTAAAAAGGTTAAGTCTACTTTTGTATGGCTAAAAGAAAGCAAGACTGATACCGAAACCTATACATCTGATAACACAAACTTAATGTGGGCTGACTTGTTGGCTCGTATAGAAAGAATCAATCAATCGTATAAGACAGGTAACTTCCCAGCTAAACCTAGTGGCTTATGCCCATGGTGTCCAGCTAAAAATATATGTGAGTTTGCAAACATATAATACTTGACACTATTGTATGCTTAAGTATACTTATGATATGGTTACAACACCTGAAGGAAAGATTAAAGTTAAACTTGACAAGATGTTAAAGTCTTATGGTAAACAGGTATGGTACTACAACCCACAAGCTGGGGCATTTGGTAGAGCTGGTATACCTGACAAGATACTCTGTGTAAATGGACATTTCATAGGAGTAGAGTGTAAGGCGGACAGGACTAAGAAACCCACCGCCTTGCAACTTCAGTGTATGGGACAAATAGAACTAGCTAAAGGAGTTTGTTTTGTTGTCTATGATAATGAGACGATAGAACACCTAAGGTTATATATAGAAAGATTAATTAAATGATAGTAATAGAGAAAGCAAAAGCAATAGCATTAAACCTAAACAACCCTAACAGAGTGTTAGAGTCTATTCCAGAATCACGCAAGTTAATGTTCAACAACCAACAACTTGTTGTCACACCACATACCATCACGGCTTCCCGTGGCTTACGACAATTAGGATTTAAAGTACCCTCACCCATACTGCATTATTACGATTGGTGCGGAGAGTTTACACCCTACGAACATCAGAAGATGACATCAGCTTTTCTTACCATGCACAACAAGGCGTTGGTGCTTAATGAAATAGGTACTGGTAAAACACAGTCAGCTCTGTGGGCATGTGATTATCTTATGTCAGTAGGTGCTATTAAAAAGGTTTTGATAATATCTCCATTGTCTACACTTGAAAGAGTGTGGGGTGATAGTATTTTTATGGGGTTTCCACACAGACAGGCTGTTACTTTACATGGTACAAGTAGCAGAAGGTTAAAGTTATTAAAGACTAATGCTGATTTCTTTATTATTAATCATGACGGATTCTCTATTATATCAGAAGAGATTAAAGGTATGTTTGATTTAATAATAATTGACGAGGCTGCTGTCTTACGTAACCCATCTACCAACAGGTTTAGAGTAGTAAGAAAGTATCTTAAGAAATATCCTAGCACTAGGCTATGGATGATGACTGGTACACCTACACCTAATGACCCAACAGACGCATGGGCATTGGCTCAGTTAGTAGAAAGTCCTTACGTTAATAAAACTTATACAGGATTTAGAGAGTCAGTCATGATGAAGATAGGGCAGTGGAAATGGTTGCCACGTCCTGAGTCTATAAATATTGTTAAGCATGTGCTCTATCCAGCTGTGCGATACAGCAGAGATGAGTGTCTTGACCTACCTGATACTGTTTTTCAGACTAGAAAAGTAGCTCTTACTAAAGAACAGAAAGACCACCACGATAAAATGCTTAAGAATTATGTAACAGAACTAGCAAAAGAAGGCACGATAACAGCTGTCAATGAGGCAGTTAAGCTACAAAAACTTGTACAGATTAGCTGTGGTGTTGTGTACGGAGACGACAGCCAGCATATAGAATTAGACTGCTCACCTAGAGTTAACTTAGTTAAAGAAGTTATAGAAGAAGTAGGTGGTAAAGTAATAGTATTTGTCCCACTGACAGGGACATTAAAGATGTTAGAGAGGATACTCTCAAAGCAATGGAGTGTTGGTGTAGTTAATGGTGAAGTATCAGCGACAAAAAGAAACGAGATATTCTATAACTTTCAACACACAAAAGACCCACATGTCTTAGTAGCACACCCTGCAACTATGGCTCATGGTCTGACACTAACTTCTGCTAGCACTATCATATGGTACGGACCAGTGACAAGCAACGAGCAATACGTTCAGGCTAATGGAAGAATAGAAAGGATAGGTAAAAAGCATGTGTCAAACATTATACATATAGAGGCTACCGAGCTTGAACATAAAATGTTTGAACGGCTAAAGAACAAACAAAAACTACAAGGTCTACTACTAGACCTTATTAAGGAGGGAACAAACGAATGACTATAAAGATAGTAACTGTGGATAAAGTTATAGCTAAATACATAGACTGTAGGAAAACTAAAGACGCTATTGAATCAGAGGCTAAGGCAAAGGTCAGTGATATCAAAGAGCAGATGGCTAAACTAGAGGCATGGTTAAAAGAAAAGGCAGACCAAGATGGTGTTGATTCTTTTAAAACATCTAATGGTACAGCATTCCTAACAACTACTGACTTTGCAAGAGTAGAAGATTGGGACTCAACATTAGAATTTATAAAAGACAATGAGGCATATGATTTGCTTGAGAAACGTGTGAGTAAAACAGCAGTACGTGGATACATTGAGGCTAATAAATCTGTACCATCAGGTATAAACTACGGCACACGTATAGATGTGAATGTTAGAAAACCATCTGTGAGGGCAGAAGACTAAATGATTAGCTCAAGACTATCAATCAGAGATTCTAGGTTTCATGTTGTGTCTCAGGATAAAATAGAAACACTTAATGAAACAAGTTTAGATGTAATAATCGTAGGGGCTAACCCTGCATTGGCTAAACAATATTATGAGGGAGAGTTTTCTCCTGATAGAGAATCGTATACACCTGATTGCTATTCACTAGACGGTGTAACACCTAGTGTAGAGAGTGCCTCACTTCAGTCTGATGTGTGTGCACTATGCCCACAAAATTCATGGGGCTCAAGAGTTACACCACAAGGGCACAAAGTAAAAGCATGCTCTGATATTAAGAGACTTGCTATTATCTTTGCGGATAAACCTTACGAAGAAATTTACCTACTGCAAGTAACTCCTTCATCACTGAAGAGTTTGAATGCATATCAAAAGACATTATCTATGAGAGGTATTGCACCTGAGATTAGTAAAACTACATTGTGTTTTGATACAGGAGTAGACTTCCCTAAACTTGAGTTTAAGTTTGGTGGTCTTGTTCCAACAGATGTTCAAGCTCATGTCGATACGGTTATTGGAACCGAAATTGTACAGATGGTGACAGGACAACTTGCTGTGGCAAATAAACCAAAGACTATTTTAGCAGAGGATTATGGATTCACTAAAGAAATAGGCTTTACAATTAACAATAAGTCGGAGGAATAACAATGACTACAAAAGTAACAACACCGAAAGGTGTAGCTAACTATCCTCACATCAGTAAGCCTGATGAAGGTAGAGAGTATTCTGATGGTAAGTATAAAGTTAATCTAGCTTTATCCCCTGAAGACGCTAAACCTATAGTAGAGCAAATCAATGCTGTATTACTTGAGGGTATCAAAGCTGTAAAAGGTAAAGAGCCAAACAAAAAAATCAAACAGGCACCACTACCTTATGCAAATGAGACAGTAAAAGATGATGATGGTAACTCAGTAGAGACAGGCAACGTCATTATAAAATTTAAATCTAAGTATAAACCTCAAGTGTTTGACTGTGATAACAATGAGATATTTGAGCACAACATATGGGGTGGCTCAGTAATTAAAGTAGGTGGTGAACTTGCATTCTATAGCTCTGCTATAGGTTGTGGTGTAACCATAAGACTTAAAGCTGTTCAACTTATCGAGTACGTACAAGGTGGAAGTGGGGCTGATAGCTTTGGCTTTGGAAAAGAAGATGGCTTTACTGCTGAATCCGATGAGACTGCAAACACACAGGAAGAGGTTGACATAAGTGTTAACGTCCCCGCTTCTGCAGCAGAAGTTGCACCTGCACCTGTTAAACCTAAAGCTAAAGCTAAACCTAAAGCTAAACCAGTTCCTGTTGAAGAGCCTGCACCAGTTGCAGTAGCTACAGAGAGCAGTAGTCTAGCAGATGAGATAGCTAATTTAATAGGAGAGACTGATGACTAACAGAGCTCCACTAGACTTTAAAAAAGTTGAAGCTCTGAGACGGCACATGCTACTTACAACAAGTAATATGTCCGAGTTATTAAGTGTATCCCGCATGACATACTACGGATGGATTAAAGGAAAACCTGTCCGTAGGAAAAATCATGATAGAGTTATTAGCACTCTAAGAATCTTACTGAAAGCTATGGAGAATGGATGGCCTCAGCCTAACATTATTGCATTGGAACAGAAGGATAGATTCAAAGAGCTCCTTGAGCTTTTAAATAAAAAGGAATAGTATAAATAGAGGTGGCTGGTTTGACACTCCCAATCAGTCGCCGCATAAAGAAAGGTAATCAAATGAATATGTTGGAATTTTTCCAGCAAGTTTTACCGACAGAAGGATTTTACGTAACCACAGTTATTAATACTGATGGTAGGAAACAAGGATTTTTTAAATCGGTAGACGAGCTGGCGACGGTGTGTGAAAGATTGGATAAAACCAATAACAACACCTATTTTGCTATCTCTGCATTCAAGCAGAAGGGCAACAGGAAACAGGATAACGTACGAGCTACTAAAGTTATAGCTATAGACGTAGACTGTGGACCTACTAAACCATACCCATCTTGGAAAGAAGGGCTATCAGCACTAGGTAAATTTGTAGCTGAGATGGGCTTACCTAAGCCTATGATTATACACTCAGGTAATGGACTGCATGTGTACTGGATACTAGAGAAAGAACTAGCACCTGAAGATTGGAGACCCCTAGCCGAGGCTATGAAACAAGCGGCTATAGATAAAGAATTTAAAATTGACGCAGGACTTACAGCGAATAGTGCACTAGTACTAAGACCTATAGGTACACACAATCCAAAGAACGGTAACGAAGTCAAACTACTAGTACCATCTAAACCTATTGACAACATGGTGATACAAGAACGTCTGTCTTATTACTACCGTAGAGCTGCAGATGCAGATACTAGCTCATCACAAGACAACTCGTTGTTGTCTAATTTAGTTAGCAATCAAGAGTATCAACCAGCTGTTGGCTCTATTGTTGCTACTAAATGTAAGCAGATAGAATGGGCTATAGCTAATCAAGACCAAGTAGATGAGCCGTTATGGTACGGTATGATAGGAGTAGCCGCATTCTGTACTGACCCTGAGAACACAGCAATACAGTGGTCTAAAGGACACAGTAGATACAATAAAGAAGCTACTATAAATAAACTTGTACAGTGGAGAGAGTCTGCTTCAGGTCCAGCTACATGCTCTAAGTTTGAAACAGATAGACCCAACGGCTGTAAGGGTTGTAAGTACAAGGGTAAGATAGGCTCACCAGCTAGACTAGGTGTGCAATATCAAGAAGCTCCTGTAGTTAAAGAAGCTCCTGATACATTGGCTAACTCAGTACCTATGCCTAAACCATTTAAAAGAACTAAAGAAGGTATAAAGCTAACTCTAGATGATACAGATATAGATGTATGTAAGTTTGATATATACCCTGTAGCGTATGGCTTTGATGAATCATTAGGATATGAGACAGTAAGGTATCATTGGAACAGACCTCATATGGGGTGGCAAGAACTTGTACTAAGGCAAGCTTACCTTACTGATGGTAATCGTGAATTTCCTAGTGCTATAGCAGACCAAGGCATAGTACTTTACAATAAGAAACAAACGGAGTATTTTCAACTTATGTTAAGAACTTACATGGATGAATTGAGACAGATTCGTACAATGACTAACCTGTATTCTACTATGGGTTGGAAGGAACATAACAAATCATTTATCTTAGGCAACACTATACTCAGACGTAAAGATGATGGGGAAGTTACAGAGGAGAAGATTAATCTAGCTTCGGTTGTATCTAAGAGTAGTACAGATATGTTTAGTACCAAAGGCTCATTACAACAGTGGGTTAATCTTACATCTGTAATGGAGAAAGCTAACTTAAAATCTCATATGTTTGTACTAGGTGTAGGATTCTCAGCACCACTATATAATTTTACAGGACTAAAAGGATTAACAGTATCACTATACGGACCAACAGGTGGTGGTAAAACATTGTCTCAATACTGGGCACAGTCTATATATGGTAATCCTGATAAGCTACACTTCGCAGCCAAGTACACACAGAACAGTTTGTTCTCACGTCTTGGTACATACGCTAACCTGCCGCTAACCATAGATGAAGTAACTATGATGAACGATAAAGAAGTCGGAGACTTCTGCTACTGGGTATCACAAGGGCGTGATAAAGCTAGACTTAATAGAAACTCAGAAGAACGTGACGCTAAGACATGGGCTACACCAGTTATAGTATCCACCAACAAGTCCTTACAAAGTAAACTAATTGCTTCTGGTTTAGATACAGACGCACAGATGGCTAGGTTGTTAGAGGTAACAGTCCCTTCATCACCTGTGTTTACTAGAGATACTAACGTAGGTAAAAAGATTTACGACGCAATCCATTCTAACTATGGTGAAGCTGGCAAAGTATTTGTTAGGAAGTTACTTGAGATGGGAGAAGAAGGAATCCAATCTGCTATAGCAGAAGCTACAGCTAACTTCCATAAGAAGTACAAAGCTAAGTTTAGTGGGGAAGAAAGATACTGGGAGCAATCTATTATACTTGCTGACCTATCTATGAGCCTAGCTAAAGAGTGGGGTCTAATAAACTTTGAGTATGAACAATCTACTGAATGGGTACTAGCACAGATAGGTGCGATACGCAGGTCAGTACAAGAGAATCAAGTAGACGCATTTGATTTAGTTGCAGAGTACATGGCTGATTCAGCTGATACATCTGTTACTGTCATGCATACCATAGGTCAGAAGTCATTACCTGATTTCTCTAGAATACCAAGAGGAGATATAAGAATAAGATTAGATGTGTATCGTAAGTCTGCGATAGAATCATTTGATAAAGGTACCATGATGGTAGACCGAACTCACTTTAGGAAGTGGTTGTCTGTACGTGGTGCTGACTATAAGACATTCAAACAAGAACTTGTTGATGAGAATGTGATTGCTACTCCTAGGTCAGAGAAAGCTTCACTAGGTAAAGATACTCCAGTCAAACTAGCACAGACATATGTCATTGGATTTAATCTTACTCACCCTAGATTTCAAAGCCTACTAGAAAATGCTGATGTAGAAGCTGATGACCTATCATATGGACAATTACAGGTTATTGACAAAAAAGAAGACTCCTGAGAGCCTCGTAATCGCTTTAAATAGACACGGGGGGTACCCTAGGTACCCCCTAAAACTTTACATATCATATGCTTGTATTAGTTTATCTATATCTGGACGAGACTTTTTAGTTGCAAACTTTTTAAACCTTTCAGCAGCTGGTAACTTCCAAGCATCATACATTCTATTAGCCGAGGCTTTCCAATCAGATAAATAAAACTCACTGTTTCTATGCGTTCTATTATGAGCTCTAACATCTTTTTCAATTCTTCTCATCTCAGCTCTGTCTCCTGAGATTCTTGCTTTAACGTATGCTTCAGAAAACTTAATCTTAATTGATTTAACATAGTCACCTGTTTGTTTAGTCATACGTATAATATCGTTTTGGTAAGACGCACTAGCTGGATAGAAGTTTAATGCTCTAAAAAATATCTCTTTAAAGTGAACGTCTTTGTCTAGTACTTTACCCTGCTTGTTAGTAATAACACCATCATCATAATAAGTATATGCGTCTGCTATAGCCCTTATACCACCGTAAGGTTGTGACCTTAAGACATCTACAAATCTTGTTGTGTCAGCTTTTAAACCAACTTTACCTGCAGTGTAGTTTCCAAATAAAGTTACAGCAGCTACAGCTTGTTCTCCAGCTGCATACACAGGACCTAAGAAATTTGTGACCTCTTGCTCAAAGCTAGAACCTGCTTTAGCAATACCAGTTAGTGGTATTAAATCACCAAAGCCTAGTCTTGTAGACATAGTAGCACCTGTAACCTTATCAAGAACACCTCTCATTACTAATGGTGATGTACCTGGGGCTACTTCGTCTATAAACATAGTTAATTCTTTTTCTACCGTACCTATTTTAATACCAAACATTTGAACTAATGTGTCTATTAAATCCATAATGTCTTCTCCAAAAGGTAATCCTTTCATACCTGATAGGAAGAACAGTAACATTAAGAAATATATTCTTTCGTTTCTACCTAAGTTTTTCATAAGCTCAATACTAATCATTACGAATTGTTTATACATCATTAATGAATTAAGTAATGGACCTCTAGATATCTTAGGTCTGTTAAACATAGAGTACTCACCTTGAGATGTGTTTACTGCTACCTCAGCAAACTTTGCAGCTTCACCTTCAATTTCTTTATTTA